CAGCCTTTGATATAGTATCTAAAGACTTTACTACTCAGCAGTACTTACACTTTACAATTCAGAATAATACACTAACAGCAGTAACTTCAAGCTATGGGGTGCTAGTAGAAAATTTATAATAATTATATGTACACAATAATAGATTCAAATGGTAGAAGAGAAGTATCACAACAAGAGTATGATATTTATATAAAAAATGTTTCACCAAGTTTAGAAGAGTTAAAAGAAAATATGTTAACTGAATTAGAAATAATAACTAGAAAGTATATTTCAGATAATATATATTTTGAAATTGAAAAAAGTTTTAGAAAATCTGAAATATTACCAGCTTGGGTAAATATTTTTGTAGATGGTATTACTAACAAAAACAATGATTTAAAATTACAGATTAAATCATGTGCATCAATTGATGAATTAAATACAGTAAATATAAATAGTATTCTTAATTAACATTAATAATAGTTTTGTTATCTGAATAATTTTTAGTATATTATACATATAAACTTATAAAAAACAATCATGGATATCTTAAATTTTATTTCTTGGATTAAAGGAAGAAGAGTAGTAACTACAGTTGCTCCTTCAGAAACATTAATACCAGTCGGCCTTAAAGATGGCAGAAGAGATGATGACTATCTTGCTGGTGCTATAACTGCACAAAATTTTATTAATCAAATTGCAACTGTAATTCCTGGTGGTTCACAAGGTCCAATAGGTCCTCAAGGTGTTCCAGGACCGGTAGGTCCTGCTGGTCTTAATTGGCAAGGAGCTTGGTCTGCATTAGGAACATATGTAATTGATGATGCAGTAGGTTATGGTGGAGCATCATGGTTTTGTATTGCCAATGTAGGACCATCTGCAACTACTCCTAATTTAGATCCTACTAAGTGGGCATTATTAGCTTCTCAAGGATCTCCTGGTTCACAAGGACCTCAAGGAATACAAGGAGTTCCGGGACCATCTGGATCAGGATTACCTTATTGGGTTGAAATAAATGGTCCAAATCTTACTGTGTGGAATAATGGTAAAGGTAATGTTACATCAAATACTAGTTTTGGACAGTTTGCTTTAGGTAATAATACTGCAGGTATACAAAATTCAACTTTTGGTTATAATGCTTTAGGTTTTAATACTATAGGTTCACAAAATTCAGCTTTTGGTAATAATGCTTTAGGTAATAATACTACAGGTAATGAGAATACAGCTTTTGGTAATAATGCTTTAGCTTCAAATATTTCTGCAGTTAATAATACAGCAATAGGTTCTTTAACATTAACACAAAATGCAGGACAAGACAATACAGCTGTAGGTAGAGCTTGTTTACTTAGTAATATTAGTGGATATTCTAATACAGGTATTGGTTCTGGTGCATTTTTTTTAAATACAACAGGATTTAGTAATACAGCTATTGGTGCGAATAGTATGGTTAGTAATACTACAGGTGTAGAAAATACAGTAATTGGAGCTTATTCTTTTAGTGGTACAGCTGCAACAAATTCTACTGTAGTTGTAGGTTATAATTCAACAGCAACTACTGGTACAACTAGTTCAATAATTCTTGGAAATAATGCAACAGGTACTGGAAGTAATCAACTTGTAATAGGTAGTTCAACTAATTATGTAGGAGCATCAGGAGGTCCAACATCTTTTGCAACAACAGCAAATACTTTTGTTGGTGGATCTGCTTTACCAGCATTGGCTAAATTTCTAACAGTTAAGATTAATGGAACAGATTATAAAATTCCATTATACAACATATAATAATTTAAAAAATAATAAATCATGGATATTCTAAATTTTATTTCTTGGATTAAAGCCGGAAACTACAGGGAAAAACTTCCTACAGATGTAATTAATTTATTAGCAGTTGGATCTAAAGATCCTAATAGGGATGATGCATATTTACCAATGGCAATAAATGCAGATACTTTACAATCTTTATATAATAAAGGTGCTGTTACTCAAATTACTAGTTCTGTTACTGATGTTACACTTAATACAGAGTGTGGTATTATAACAACTGTAAGTCTTACAACTGCAGCAGCTGGTACAAATACATTTCTATTTTATAATGATAAACTTACAACAAGTTCTGTGTTATTAGTTTCATTAGAATATAAAGGACTTGTTGGAATTCCTACACTTAGAACTGATATTAGTAATGGTGTTGCTAAAATTTTAATTAGTAATACTTCTATTTTTGCATTAAATGGTCTTGCAAGAATACACTTTATGATAATTAAATAAATAAGAAACTATGTCAGTAGGAAATTTAAAAACAGACGGTCAAAAAGGAAATAATTTTCCGTGGCAATTACAAATGCTAAAAGGATTACAAGGTATCATTGATACTTTAAATCATGGAGTTTGTTGTCCACCACAGCAAAGAAGTGCTATGGTTACATCTTTATCAAATGCTGCAGGTTCAATTAATAATGGTACATATGGATTTTCTATAGCAAATATAGGAACAGTAGCAGGAACTGTAAGCGGAATTACTTTACCAGTAGGAGTAACAATTAATTTTGATCCAGGAGTAAATAATACTATAACAGGTGTATCTTATGATGCAACAGGTACTGAATTTTTAATTACCTATATGTCATAAGTAATGGGTACTGAGATAAATATAGATAAATATTCTTTAAATCCTTCAGGGTTTATAAATAGACTGTATACTCAGACTAGTTCTAGTACACCTGTAACAGCCACTGCTGTTGAGGGTAGTTTATTAGATGGAGGATTAGGAACTCTTACTATTCCTGCAAATGGATTTCAAGTAGGAGATAGCTTTAGTGGATCATTAATAGGTCATTTATCTTGTGTAGGTACAGCTACTTTACAAATTAGAGTAAAAACTGCATCAGGTATATTACTAGCAGATACAGGAGCAATGGCAATGTCTGCTACTACTAGTAAACATTGGAAATTAGATGTTAATTTTACTATAAGACAATTAGGAGCAGCTACTGTAGCTTCAATAGCATCAGGAGGATTATTTGCATATACTAAAAATTCAGGACTTAACTTTGAAGGTGTAAATTTTAGTATAATAAACAACACAACTTTTGATACTACTATAGCTAGTACACTTGTTATTACAGCTCAATGGAATACTAATAATGCAGGAAATTCTATTTATTCTGAATTATTTACATTATTTAAAACGTATTAAAATGAGCACACAAATAACTATATCAGGACAAGTACCTTATAAATCATATGTTGCTTTGGTATCACAAAATGCAAATAATGCTCCAACAGCAACCGTATTAGAAAATACTATTGGACCTGTAACTTGGGCATATATAGGTTTAGGAAATTATCAAATTCAATTACTTGGTGCATTTCCAGCATCTAAAACATTTTGTCCAATAGTAGTTGTAAGTAGTGCTCCAGAGTTTGCAATAAATTATGGAGGAGCATTAGATTTTATTGATATTATTACTTCTAATGATAATATATTAAATTCTACACCAATAGAAATTAGAGTATATAATTAAATTTAGTATATGAAATACTTAATCATTTTACTTGTAGTTTTATCTTCTTGTTCTCTTGAAAAAAGACTAGCTAAATACTGTCCATTATGTGTACAGAAAGATAGTACAATAACAGTTATACAAGTTAAGGACACAACAATAACTATCCCTGGAGAAACAATAACACTATTAGACACACTTTATTGTGACTCTCTTGGTAATATTATATCTAAACTAAATGGTGATCTTAGAGACAAGGATGGTAAGTTAGTAAGTTTACAAACCAAACTTCAAAACAATGTGTACTACACAAAAGCCAAGGTTGAAACAATCTATAAAACAATCAAGGGTAATGATATATATCATACCAATACTATAACCAAAACACTTAAACCAGAAAAGATTAAGTATATTCCAGGTTGGATAAATTTCTTAGCTTGGTTTGGTGGTATATGGTTAATATTAATAATCTTATATATAGTGTATAGAATAATAAAAGCACAAATTCCAGTGATATGAAAACAAATATAATTTTCTTTTTTAGTGCTATGTTATCTTTCTTTGCTCCTATACAAATGCTTGTATTAATTTTAATGTTTGTTATTCTAGTTGACACTATTGTTAAATTAATATCACTTAAAAAAATAGCTGAGGAAACAAAAAGAAAATATAAAGATGTTTTTAAATCTAAAATATTAAGACTTGGTTATTTATATAAAACAGCTGGTTATTTTATAATGGTAGCAGTTATATTTCCAATTGATTATTATGCATTAACACCATTTATAGGAGCAATGTTAAAGGTTTTTAATTTACAAGCTTTAGTTATATCACCTGCACTATGTACTAACATTTTATTGGCAATACTTTGTCTTATGGAAGTATCTTCAATAAATGAAAACTGGTTTGATATATCAAAGAATAACATACTTACTAGTGTTTCAAATAGTTTTCATAAAATAAGAAAAAATATTAAAGCTGTTACTAGTGCATATAAAGAAACCAAAGATGATGTATTATGAAATTAGACATAAGTAAAATAGTTCAGCACAGGTTAAAGTCTGGTCAATTCATAGAAGTTAAACATGAAAAGAAACAGATCTATTTACACCACACAGCAGGTGGACCTGATGCAGTATCAGTAGCTAAGTATTTTGATACTAAACCAGAAAGAGTTGCTACAGCATTTATCATTGGAGCAAATGGTACAATTGTACAATGCTTTAGTTCTAAAGACTGGGCATATCATTTAGGTTTAAAAGAAAGTATTTTTAAAGCTAGTAAAGTTCCTTATTTATCTTTAGATCCTATAAGTATAGGTATTGAAGTATGTAACTGGGGACCAATATCTTTTAAAAATAAAAAGTACTATAATTATGTAGGAGGAGAAGTTAATGCTTCTAATGTGACAACCTTAGAAAAGCCTTATAAAGGTCACAAACATTGGTTTACATATACAGATGCTCAGATAGAATCATTAAGACAACTAGTAGTATATCTTTGTGAAACTTATGATATACCTAAAGACTATAATGAATCTATATGGGATATAGATATAGATGCACTTAAAGGAAATAAAGGTATCTTTACACACAACTCAGTAAGAAAAGACAAGTCAGATATGTATCCTTGTCCAAGAGTAATAGAAATGTTAAAAAACTTATAATTATGAAATTTAGAAACAACTGGAATACATCAAGAAAACAATGGGATAAATTTGCTATAAGACTTAGAATAGGAGTTATAGATTTCTTCACAGTAGAAGTAGATATCTCTAGAGACTTTTATATGCTAACAATATTAAATTTAACAATTAAAAACAGGTAATCATGATAGATGACAAAAATCAGATCATTAGATCTATGAGAAGTTATGAAGTAGGAGGATCAACAGATGATTCTTGTACTGAAGAATATATAGCAGCTGATGGTAAGAGAAGAAGGAGAAGAAAATCTAAATGTGGAAAAAGTAAAACATTTAGAGTTAGATCAACTTCAGATAAAGTAAAACTTGGTGCTAAAATAGGAGCTGGAGCAGCAGCTGTAATAGGTGGTATAGCTGCAAATAAAAAGTATGGTCTTGTTGATAAAATTAAAGAAAAATTAAATTTAAAAAATGGAGGTCTAGTTAAAAAACAAATGGGAGGACCAATAGGAAATGGTAAATTTTTAAAAAATAATCCTAAGATTGCAGCTAAGGTTTCTAATGCAAAAACAGTAATACGAAATGTAAAAAAAATGGTAAAGCCAAGAACTAAAGGATAGTTTTTAATTATGCTTCTCTAAGTATACAAATCCAGGTAAGTTAATTTATCTGGATTTTTTTATTTAAATATTTTTTATTTAAACATATTTAGTATATTTGCTTAAACTTTAAATATATAATCATGGAAAACCAACAAGAACAAGAGTTAACTCAAGAAGAATTAGCTGAAAGAAAAGAACAAATGCTTTCTTTTTATGTAGAATCATTACCTTATTTAGAGGCACAAGTTAAGTATGAAACTTTGTTACTACAAATAGATGAGGCTAGATTTAAAAGAAGCACTATTCAAATGCAATATGCTATGATGTTAGATTCTCAGAAAGAACAACCAAGTGGTGCTGATTTTGATATAGATAAGGAAACTAAATCTGATCAAGATAAATCTAAAAATGAGTAGTAATGGCTCTAGTAAACCAAGTACAAAAACGTGTTGTAATGTCTATTCAAGATATTATTAAATTTCAAATACTTACTCACTGTTATCTTAATAGAATAACAGTGAGTAATTCTGATATAGAATGTTTGACTTTATTAAGTTTAATAGAACCAATAGAATTAACACACTTTTGCTATGATGCTTCAGAAGAACATAATATATTTAAGTCTTCACAGACTGTAAGAAATTCTATAAATAAATGTGAGAAGCATAATTTAATTATAAAAGATCCTAATAATAAAAAACTTATATCAATTAATCCTGATATGAAAATACAAACAAAAGGAGATATATTACTTGACTATAAATTTTTAGGAAAATGAATCCTAAAAAATCAAACAAGTTATATAAAGAAGTTTCAGAAGAACTAGATTTAACAGAAGACTTAGTTCAAGACTTTATTGAATTTTATTATAAAGAAATAAGAAAAAATTTAACTGATCTTTTACATCCTAGAGTTAATGTAGATGGCTTAGGACATTTTGTAGCAAAAACTTTTGTAATTAGAAAAGCAATTCCCAGATATAAAAAATTTTTAGAAGTACAAGGTACTGAAACTTTTGCTGAATACTTTAATAAAAAAAATACAGAAACAAAATTAAATGCATTAATAAATTTAGAAAATAAACTTACTGAAATAGAACATAAAAAAGAAATATTTAAACAAACTAAATATGACAAATATACTAAAGACAATCTGGAAGAATAAATCTCAAATTATGGAAGGCATTAAGAATGCAGTACTTAGAGATGAATTTGTAGAAGATGTAGCAAAACTTAGACATGAAGTATGTGATAGTTGTGAATTAAAAGGAAAAAAATGTGCAGTAAGAGGTACTGGTCCTTGTTGTAATGAATGTGGATGTTCATTAGCATTTAAGACTAGAGCATTATCATCTGAATGTCCGCATCCTAATGGTCCCAAGTGGAAAGCTATTCTTACAGAAGAAGAAGAAGATAAATTAGATGAGTTATGAGTATAGTATTTCAAGCATCAGATCATAGTTATAAAAGTATAGATAATTCTGATAAAATTAATTGGATAAGTGTAACTACATTAGTATCTCATTTTAAAAAACCTTTTGATGCTAAAACAGTAGCTGCTAAGGTTACTAAAAGTAAAAGATCTAAATGGTTTGGGATTGATCCAATTGCTATTGAAGCAATATGGAATGCTGAATCAGATAGAGCTATGACTCTAGGTACTTTCTATCATAATCAAAGAGAATCTGACATATGTGGATTAGCATCTATGGAAAGAGAAGGAATAGTAGTTCCAATATTTCCTCCATCTGGAGAAAGTAATGGTATTAGATTAGCTCCTCCACAAAAATTAGATTCAGGCATATATCCTGAACATATGATGTATCTTAAGTCTGCAGGTATATGTGGACAATCAGATTTTGTAGAAGTAGTAAATAATAAAGTAAATATTATAGATTATAAAACTAATAAAGAAATTAAAAAAGAATCATTTAAGAACTGGGAAGGTATATCAGATAAAATGAGTCCTCCTATATCTTCACTAGATGATTGTAATTTTAATCATTATGCTTTACAATTAAGTATTTATATGTACATTATATTAAAGCACAATCCTAAACTTGTTCCAGGTAAAATGTTTATACAACATATATCATTTGAAGAAGAAGGTAAAGATGAGTTTGGATATCCAATAACTAAATATTTAGATAATGGAGATCCAATAGTAAATGATATTACATTAATCATAGTACCCTATCTTTATGATGAAGTTCTTGCCATTATAAATTATATAAAAGATAACCCAATTAAAAAGAAATAATATGTTAGTAAGACTATTTGATGTACAAAATGGTATTGTTGTACCAACAGAACATTGCTATACACTAAAAGCTCTTAAAGATATAATGGATAACTATCCAGAAGAACATCTTAAGATTTACTTGTATTTGTTTTATATGACATGTCCTAATCCAGATATGAATCCTTTTTTCTATGCACCTGATATAGATAAAGAGTATTTAATAATGAAAGAAATAAATGGAGATTTTTCATTAGAGGATGATGATATCCATACTGCTTTACAGTTTTGTCAGAGGATGTATGAGACACCAACATCTAGAGCATATAAAGGTATTGCATCTATGTTAGATAGATTAGGTAGATATATGGAGAATACTCCTATTACAGATGGAAGAGATGGTAATATAAATTCTATAGTTGCTGCAGCAAAAAACTTTGATCAGATTAGAGCTTCATTTAAAGGAGTATATAAAGATTTACAAGAAGAACAATCTAGTAAAGTTAGAGGAGGTCAAGGTCTTGCCTATGATAGTTAATTATGGATGACATTTATAAAGATATTCCTACATGGGATAATGGTACATGGACAACAACATCTTTTGATTCAAGAGATGAGTGGAGAGATTTTTTATTTTCTATATTTAGAGAACCTGGAAAATATGAATTTAATGAAGCAACCAATGAAGTATTTATTACTGAATCTAAAAAATTTAGAGAAAATAAAGTATACTGCACAGCACCATTTAAATCTAGAGACTTTGTTAATTATTGGGATGATCAGAAAAATAAATGCAGACTAGGAGTATTAGTTAAATCAGATAATAAAACATGGTATCTTACCAGAGATTATTATATGTGGTTAAACTTCTTACCTATCTTTGATAAGGAACAACAAAAGTTTGACTTTGCTCAAATAAGAGATGCACAATATCATATGGCATTATATGAAGTACTTGCAGAACTATTCTATTTACATGCTGCTATACTAAAGAAAAGACAGATTGCATCTAGTTATTTTCATGCAGGAAAACTAATTAATCAGTTATGGTTTGAGGCAGGGGTTACTCTAAAGATGGGAGCAAGTCTTAAAGATTATATTAATGAGAAAGGTACATGGAAATTCTTAAATGAATATGCTGCATTTTTAAATGAGCACACTGCCTGGTACAGACCAATGTCTCCAGATAAAGTAATGATGTGGCAACAAAAGATTGAAGTAAGAAAAGGAGATAGAAAAGCTGAAGTAGGATTAAAAGGAACACTACAAGGAATGTCTTTTGATAAAGATCCAACAAATGGAGTAGGTGGACCAGTTAAATATTTTTTCCATGAAGAGGCAGGTATTGCTCCTAAGATGAATACAACATTTGGATATATTAAACCAGCTCTTAAATCAGGTATGATTACTACAGGTTTATTTATAGCAGCAGGATCAGTGGGTGACTTAGATCAATGTGAACCTTTAAAGAAAATGATTTTAGATCCAGAAGCTAATGATATTTATTCTGTAGAGACAGACTTATTAGATGAACAAGGTACTTTAGGTAAGTCAGGTTTATTTATTCCTGAACAATGGTCAATGCCTCCTTACATAGATGAATATGGTAATTCACTTGTAGAAGAAGCATTACAAGCATTAGATGATTATTTTGAGAAGATAAAAAAATCTATGGACCCTGAAGATTATCAATTAGAAATATCTCAGCATCCTAGAAATATAGCAGAAGCATTTAAACATAGAAAAGTATCTAAATTTCCATCACATCTTGTTACTGCACAAATAAGAAGAATAGAAGATAAAGAATATGCATATGAATATTTAGATATATCTAGAGATGAAACAGGAAAGATTAAAGTAAAAGATAGTAATAAGTTACCAATATCTGAATTTCCACTATCTAAAAAAACAGAAGATAAAACAGGATGTTTAGTAGTATGGGAAAGACCAGTTAAAGATCCTGTTTATGGACAGTATTATGCTTCTATTGACCCTGTAGCAGAAGGAAAGACAACTACTTCAGATTCATTATGTTCTATCTATGTAATGAAAGCTCCTGTAGAAGTAACTAAAGTTACAGTAGATGAAACAGAAACTTATATAGAACAAGATAAAATAGTAGCAGCCTGGTGTGGAAGATTTGATGACATCAAACAAACACATGAAAGATTAGAAATGATCATAGAGTGGTATAATGCTCAGACTGTAATTGAGAATAATATTTCTTTGTTTATCTTATATATGATATCTAGAAAAAGACAAAGATATTTAGTTCCTAAAAACCAGATTATGTTCTTAAAAGACTTAGGTGCAAATGCTAACGTCTTCCAGGAGTATGGTTGGAGAAATACAGGAGTATTATTTAAGCATCATTTACTAAGTTATGTCATAGAATACTGTAAAGAAGAACTAGATACAGTAACTAAACCTGACGGAACTATAGTAAGAACAACCTATGGTATAGAAAGAATACCAGATATCATGTTACTTAAAGAAATGCATGCTTATACAGATGGTCTGAATGTGGATAGACTAGTTGCATTTTCTGCAATGGTTGCATTTATGAGAATCCAACAAGCAAATATAGGTTATACTAAAAGAGTTATTATGGATGATGCAAGTAAAAACTTGCAAAAGTCAGAAAATTTGTTTAAATTAAATAGCAGTCCTTTCCGTCATTTGGGAGGAAACAGAGCTAAAGTTAATGGACAATATATTAAAAGATCAGCTTTTAAGAACTTTAAATAATAGATATGCAAGTATATAATGCAATGCAGCTTAAAGCTGGAGCTAAATCAGAAACAAATAGAATGGGGAGTTTAACTCAACCATTACAATTTATTTCTAAAAAAGATAAAAATGAAGAATGGTCTGCTTGGAATCTTGACTGGATAGAATGGCAAGGTATAAGACAGATCCGCAGAAATGCCCGTAGGCTAATGAAGAATTATAAACTTGCAAAAGGTATTATAGATAGATCTGATTATATTGTTGAAGAAAATAATGAGAACAGTGACATTGTAGATTATCTTACAAGAAATGATGATTCTGCTGCTTTAGAATTAAAGTTCTATCCTATTATTCCAAATGTTATTAATGTTCTAGTAGCTGAATTTGCTAAGAGATCTACTAAACTTACATACCGTGCAGTAGATGAATACTCTTATAATGAAATGATGGAAGAAAAAAGAGTTGCAGTTGAAGAAGTTTTAATGTCTAATGCACAAGTAAAAATTTCTGCTGCTTTATTAGAACAAGGTTTAGATCCAGAATCACCTGAAGTTCAAGAAGAATTAAATCCAGAAAAACTAAAAACACTCCCTGAAATAGAACAGTTCTTTAAAAAAGATTATAGATCTATGATAGAAGAGTGGGCTTCTCATCAACATAAAGTAGATGTAGAAAGATTTGGTATGGATGAATTAGAAGAAAGAGCTTTTAGAGATTCATTAATTACAGATAGAGAATTCTGGCATATGAGAATGATGGAGGATGATTATGAAGTAGAACTTTGGAATCCTGTAGTTTGTTTTTATCATAAATCTCCAGATGCTAGATATATTTCTCAAGCTAACTGGGTAGGTAAAACAGATTTACTAACTCCTTCAGATGTTATAGATAAGTACGGTTATTTAATGACAGAAGAACAGTTACTAGCATTAGAGGCTATTTTTCCAATTAGATCAGCTGGTTATAATATTGGTGGTATGCAAAATGATGGTTCATTTTATGATGCAACTAAGTCACATGAGTGGAATACAAATATGCCATCTCTTGGAATGAGACAATATACTTCTGCTGTAATGAATGGTACACAAGGAGATATAGTACAAGAAATTCTTTCTGAAGGTGAAGATTTTACTAGAGAAGGTTTTCTTAATTTATTAAGATGTTCTACAATGTATTGGAAGTCTCAAAGAAAAGTAGGTCATCTTACTAAAGTTGCAGATAATGGTGAAGTAATAAATGAAATAATAACTGAAGATTATGTAGTAATTGACAAACCTATTTATGATACTAGACTATTCAAAAATAAAACTAAGGATAATGTAATCTTTGGAGATCATATTGATTGGATCTGGATTAATGAAGTATGGGGTGGAGTAAAGATAGGACCTAACATGCCATCTTATTGGGGAACAAGTAATCCTGGAGGATTTGCTCCTATGTATATTGGTATTGATAAAAATGTAATGGGACCTCTTAAGTTTCAATTTAAAGGTGACAATACTCTCTATGGATGTAAATTACCAGTAGAAGGTGCTGTGTTTTCAGATAGAAATACTAAGTCTACAGCTTTACTTGATTTAATGAAGCCATTCCAGATTGGATATAACATAGTAAACAACCAGATTGCTGACATATTAGTAGATGAGTTAGGTACTATTATAATGTTAGATCAGAACACTCTTCCTAAGCATTCTTTAGGAGAAGACTGGGGTAAAGGTAATTATGCTAAAGCATACATGGCAATGAAGAATTTTCAGATGCTTCCTCTTGATACTAGTATTACTAATACAGAGAATGCTCTTAATTTCCAACATTTCCAAAAACTAGATCTATCTCAGACAGAAAGATTAATGTCTAGAATAAGTTTAGCTAATCATTTTAAACAACAAGCATTTGAAGTAATAGGTCTTAATCCACAAAGGATGGGACAACAATTATCTCAAATAACTGCTACTGGAGTTGAACAAGCTGCTTCAGCATCTTATGCTCAAACAGAAATATTCTTTATACAGCATTGTGATTACTTAATGCCAAGAGTACACCAGATGAGAACTGATGTTGCACAATTTTATAATTCTACTAAACCATCTGCAAGATTAACTTATATTACAGGAGCAGATGAAAAAGTAAATTTTGAAATAAAAGGAACTGATTTATTAATGAGAGATCTTAATATATTTTGTACAACTACTGCTAATCATAGAGCTATCCTAGATCAACTAAAAGGAATGGCTATGAATAATAATACTACAGGAGCTTCTATATTTGATTTAGGACAAATAGTACAAGCAGACTCTATTGCTCAACTTAATACTGTTCTTAAAGCTTCTGAAGCTAAACAAAGTGAGCAGAAACAACAAGAACAACAATCTGCACAGCAAATGCAAGAACAACAAATTCAAGCAAAAGCAGAAGAAGAAAGATTGAGAAGAGAGTATGAAGAATCAAATTCTGAAAAAGATAGACAAAATCAAGTTCTTATTGCTGAAATTAAAGCAGCAGGTTATGGAGCTATGGCTGATGTTAATAAAAATGAAGAATCAGACTTTTCAGAATCTATGAAAGAGATAAGACAAAGTGAACAATATCAAGAACAAATGTCTTTAGCAAGAGAAAAGCAATCTAATGAAAATGTAAGAGGTAATCAGAAAATAGATATTGAAAGAGAGAAGCTAGGTGTTCAAAGAGATATTGCTCAAACTCAGTTAGAAATTGCTAGAGAAAACAAAAATAAATTTGATTCTAGAGATTCTAAGAAAAAGAAATAGACCTTTAGCCATATACTGCTAAAAAAAGTTTTTTTATTTTAAATTTTTAAAATTTAATTAGTATATTATATTAACAACCAACAAAAACCAAAGTAATGGAAAAAGACAAGATTGAGGAAACTCAAATACAGGATTCTACAACGGTAGGACAAGCAGATGTAAACATTGATGAATTATTTGGATTACCAGGTGCAGAAAGTGTAATGCTCCCAGCAGATGGTAAAGAAGAAGAAAAACCAAAGACTATGTTCTCTAAGGAGAGTGTAGACACTACGTTCCTTGACAAGTCTTCTTTTTCTGAAAAGAAAGAAGAAGATGCAGAAGTAAAAGAAGCAATAGCTGAACTTGATAATTTAATTACTCAAGAAGAAGATGCAGGAACTAAAGGAAGGCCTAAAGTAGATAAATCAGGTCTTGCTGAATTAGCATCCAAAATGATTGAAGAAGGTTCTTTAGTTGGATTTGATGATGATAAACCATTAGAAGATTATACAACAAAAGACTTTAGAGAATTATTTGAAGCAAATTTTCAAGAAAGAGAAAATAAAATTAGACAGAACACACCAAAAGAATTCTTTAATGCTTTACCAGAAGAACTTCAAATTGCAGCAAAGTATGTTGCAGATGGAGGACAAGACTTAAAAGGTCTTTTCAGAACACTGGCTCAAGTAGAAGAGATGATTCAATTGGATCCAGCTGATGAACATGACCAAGCAGAAATTGCAAGACAATATCTTTGGGCTACTAATTTTGGAACACCTGAAGAGATTGAAACAGAAATAGAAGAATGGGGAGATATGGGAAGACTGGAGCAAAAAGCTAATCAGTTTAAACCAAAGTTAGATAGAATGCAAGAAGAGATTATTGCAAGACAGTTAGCAGAACAAGAAACAAAAAAAGAAAAGCAACAGAATGCTGCAAAAAAATATACTGATAATGTATATAATACACTGTCAGTAGGTGATTTAGGAGGAATTAAACTTGATAAGAAAACACAAGGTATGTTATACTCAGGATTAGTTCAACCAAATTATCCTTCTATATCAGGAAAACCTACAAATATGTTAGGCCACCTTTTAGAGAAATATCAGTTTGTAGAACCAAGACATGATCTAATTGCAGAAGCACTTTGGTTACTTGCAGATCCAGAAGGATATAAAGGTAAAGTAAGAGATCAAGGATCTAAAATAGCTACAGAAAAAACTGTAAGAATGTTAAAGACAGAAGAAGCTAGAAAAATTACTTCTTCAGTAATAAATGATGAAGGAAGTGATAAAAGATCAATTGGAACTAAACAACAAAAAACAATTTCCAGAAATGGTGGAAATATGTTTAGAAGATTTTAATAAATAAGTAACAAATAAAACAAATATAAAAATGGCAACTCCAGTAATGAACAACGGCATATTCCTCCGGGATACAGCCTATGCGGCAAGTTCCCATGTGGATTCATACCACCTGGTGAACATGCTAAAAGATGCAGAACCAATGGACTTAGGTCCAGTAGACCTTTGGGCAATGGCTCAAAGAGTTGAAATGCCTCTTTACCAATTATCATCTTTTGGTGGTAAAAATGTAATTAATGTTGATAATGCTCGTGGAGAGTACAAGTGGCAGACCCCTGTCTCTGTAGATCTTCCTTACATTGTAGAAGACATTGAGTCAAGTAATGGTTTTAAAGGTGTAGATGGTACAACTTTCCGAATCAAACTTAACAAAAGAGAATTTGGACATGGTGATATCATCACATATGACAAATATAATGGTTGTGAGATGTACATCACTGCAGAAGATATTCTTCCAATGGGTGATGGATTTGTCTACACAGTACAGTTAGTTAACAATGATAACTACAAATACTTAGATAACAAGTACTTAGCTAATGGTACTAAAGTGTTCCGTAAAGGTTCTGCCCGTGGTGAATATGGTGAGAGATTCTCTGACATTATCACTAACACAGGATTCCGTGAATTCTACAACTTTGTAGGTGGAGCAGAAGCTCACGTTCACTATTCTGTATCTTCAAGAGCAGACTTAATGATCAAAGGTGGAATGAATGCAGATGGTACAGTTCCTGTAACTGAGATCTGGAGAACATTTGACAAAAACATAGATCCTTCTATTTCATCTTTGGATGATATGGTTAAGGTTATGGGTAAAGACAAAGTGAAAAAAGCATTTGATAATGGAGATCTTTCTAGAACTTTCTTAACTAATATGGAAGCAGCTCACCTTTCTAAGGTAGCAACTGACATTGAGACCTACTTAATGTGGGGTCATGGTGGTAGAGTTCGTCAAGATGGACCAGATGATGTAAGGTTATCAGTAGGTCTTTGGAAGCAGTTGGATAACTCTTTCAAAAGAGTATACAACAAGAATAACTTTACACTTGACTTGTTCCGTGGAGAAATCTATAACTTCTTTAATGGTAAGGTTGAATTCCAAGGTCCAGATCCTAAGCGTTCTCTAGTAGTTCAAACAGGTATGGGTGGAATGCGTATGGTAAATGAAGCTATTAAAACTGAAGCAATCTCTTCAGGTTTATTAATTCAGGCTGCTGATATCGGTGCTATCACTGGTAAAGGTATGGACTTGAACTTTGGTTTCTCTTACACATCTTATGTAATTCCTTTCTTGGCAAATGTTAAGTTTGTCTTGAATCCTGCATTTGACAATGTTCATACAAATGACATTGAGAATCCAATCATAGATGGTTTCCCATTAAGTTCTTACTCATTCATTATCTTTGATATCACAGATAACACAAATGATAATATCTTTATGTTGAAATTATCTTGGGATAATCAATTGAAGTGGTGGTACCAAAATGGTACAATGGATTACATGGGACGTAGCCAAGGCTTCCAATCCTCTGGACAATTCAATGGTTACCGTGTAATGATGTCTCAAACTATGCCAGCTATATGGGTAAAAGACCCAACTAAAGTGTTGAAAATAGTTATGAGAAATCCAATCACTGGTGGATCTTTCTAATATATAATAGCAAACTAAAAAGGGAGACTTATACTCTCCCTTTTTTTTAATTAAATCTTAACCAATATAAACCAATAAAAAACCAAACTAATGGAAACCAAACAAATGGAAAATTTCACAATGGTGGAAACCAACAAAGCTAATAACAAAAAAACATCAATTGCTGTTAGACCGTTCTTTGACAATGCAGCTACTAATATGGGGCTGGAAAACTATGGTATGTCACTCTATGATGGAGTAAAACACCATGAACAACTTGCTTGTTTAGAAAACAATGGAGTAATAAGATATATAACAGGATTAAATGAATTTGCTCCTGAAATTAAATTATTACCTACAGAAGTTAGAGAAGCAAGAGTAAGAGAAATTAGATTAGCAATTATAGAACTTGAAAAAGATTTAGCTGCTAATGTAATAGATATTGATGATAAAGAGTTTTGGAACAAGGTTCAGTTATTAAGACCAGATAATAAATCATTCTGGAATAAAATAACTATTGCTTGTGGAAATGATCCTTTATTTTTGGATTCAAAAGATCCATATGATAGAATTAAGTTAATGGCTATTGAAGCAGGAGGTTTTTCAATAGTAGCAAAAAGTTTTGATGATGCAAGATCTAGAGCAGTAGCTCCTAAGTTTTACTTAGACAAAGAGGAAGAGACTGTAATGGCAAGAACTGAATACAAGAAAATGAGGAATAAAGCTTTGGCTGAACTTCAAAAATTATTTGATAAGAATAGTACTAAGTTATTCTACATAGCAAAAGTAGTAGATTTAAACAGTACACAGTATAGAAAGTCAACACCAAATGATGTGATATATGAGAATATGGATATGTACATTAATGGTGAAGGTGGAGAAAGCAACAAGGAAAGAGCAGCAAAATCTTTCATTGAAGCAACTTTATTAGATATGGAAACATTAAAAATTAAATCAATTGTGAGAGATTCCGTATTTTTTAAGTATATTATTAATAAGCCAGATGGTTATATCTATCATGCAAAGTCAAATGCTTTACTTGGTAGGAATGTATCAGATGTTGTTGAGTACATGAGGAATCCTTTAAATGAAGACATTCTTAAAGATCTTAACATGGCTGTTGAAAAATTATGGAACTCTTAATTATAAACAATATAAAAATAAAATAAAATGGCAACTAAAATGAAAATGGTTATGAAAGGTGGAAAAAGTGTTCCAGCTTTTGCAGCAGATGGTAAAGGTAAAATGCAAATGGGGGGTGCTAAAATGAAAAAATATGCACTTGCTGGAGAAACTGGTACTAGTGACTTTGAAGAAAGACAGAGGCGAAAAAAAGAAAGAGCTAGAACAAAAGCAGAAATAGCAAGTATTGAAGGAGAAGGCACTGTGGCAAGTAAAAGAAATAATAGAGCTCAAAGAATTTCTGTAGCTACAGGAACGGCACGTGTAAAAGTTCCAAAAAGGGTAAGTACATCAACTAGTACTTCTACATCAAATACTGATAACCGTAATAGTGGTAATACTTCTAACACTACCTCTTCTGGAGCAGATGCTGGTGCAAATTCTAATTCATCATCTAATTCATCATCTAATTCATCTTCTAATATTAATCCTTCTCGTATGCCTAGGAGAAATCCAGGTCCAATTACTCCCCGCCCACGTCCGGAAATACGCAGAGGTAGAACTATGATGCAAAAAGGTGGTCTGGTAGATACTAAAATGATGACAAAACGGCCAATTCCAGGAAAATCAAGTACACCTAAAGGATTCAATGATTATTCTAAGATGGGTAAAGGTCTTCTTTCAAAAGGTAACTATTTACCAGCTAATAGATTTAAAAAAATGCAAGATGGTGGTGAGAGAGTAACTGGAAGAGATATTAGAGATGCTCAACGTGCAGCAAAACTTGCAAGAATTAATGCAGGAACAGAACCTTCTGCTTATCAGAAAGTATCTGACATTGCTGGTAAAGTAGCTAATGTAGCTACAACAGTTGGTCAAGGTATAAATGCAGTAAAAGACATGAGAGGAGGAAATAATGATCCGTCACAGCAAAAAAGAGGTGGTTCAATTAAGCTTAAAAAAGCTATGTATGGAACTGCTATGAAACCTGCTATGATGCAAAAAGGTGGTGTTAAAAAAATGCAAAAAGGTGGTTCAACTGAAGATTATATAAGGAATAAAATCCAAGGTACTTTAGACTGGATGTTAGGTTCTGATAAATTAAGAGCTGCAGGAAAAAGTGCTAATACAAAATTACATAAAGCAGCAGCACCTTATGAAAAAGCTGCATATAATGCACTATCAAAACCTGCTAATGCATTAAGATCAGCTTTAACACCTACTCCAAAAAAGAAAGTAGCTAAAAGTCAAATGGGTGGTGCTACTAAAAAATATCAAATGGGTGGTACTACTAATACTAATACAACATTAGGTCAGAGATTAAACACTAAAATACCAAAAAGTGGTATATCTAGTAAACAATTTGCATCTATTTTAAAAAATGGAAAATCAATACCTGCAACTAAAAGAAAAAAGATTTAGTTATGGCAATTAGAAAAACAACTACTATTAAGAAAGCACCTACTAAGAAATCTTCTTCAGTAGGGCTTTCTATTATGGGTGGTAATAAAGCTGACATGAGAAAATGGGAAGTAGAATCTGCATTAAGTACTTTAAAAAGAGCTGATGAGATTAGAAAGAACACTAAGATGATGGCTGATGTAAAAAAACTTGCTCAAGAACAAGTTAATGTATTAAACAATTTTACTAAAGGTAAATAAAATATAGAAATTATGGCAAAGTTAATGTGTGCAAAATGTGGTGGTAAAGTTAAAATGGCAAATGGGGGTACAACTCCTAAAAAAGTATTAGCTAAAGCTCCAGTAAATATGTATGGTATTCCTCAAGAAAACATGGGTACTTCTAGTCAATATGGTTTTGGTAGAAAAGGTGGTTCTGTTAAAAGAACAATGATTAAAAAGAAATAATAGTGGCTACTAAAAAAGTAGACAAGAAGTGGATACAAAAAGCTGTGAATCCAAAACACAAAGGCTTTTGTACACCTATGTCTAAACCTACATGTACACCAAAGAGAAAAGCTTTAGCTCGAACATTTAAAGCCATGGCAAAAAATAAATAAAAAATGTTAAATAGCACTATTACTATAAAGATTAAACAAAGAATCAACAAGCTTGATAGTAATGACTATGATAATATAGAATGCTGGCAAATAGTAGAAGCTTTTAATAAAGCTCAAGTAGAGTGGTCTAGAAGACAGTTACATGGAATTAACTTAGTTAAAGAAGGTGATGAACAATCTACTAGAAGAAAAGATGATTTACAAGTCTTAATGGAAACAAGTCAGCTTCCTTTAGCAGATCAAGATTATTATTATTCAGGAACTCTTCCTGCAGATTATTTACAATGGAAAAGAGTAGATGTATTTGCAAAACAAGATTGTTGTGAAAATAGAAGAATGACTGTATATTTTGCTGAAGAAGGAAATGTAAATTTACTTTTAAGAGATAAGCAAAAACAACCAAACTTTGAATGGGCAGAAACATTTGCTACTTTAAAAGGTGGAGCTATTAATATTTATACTAATAAAGATTTTGATGTTGCAAAGGCTGATCTTATATATTACAGACAACCTATTAAAATTCAAATCCAAGGTTGTGTAGATCCTTATACATCAGTTCAATCTCTTGTAAATGTACCGTGTGAATTTAAAGATGATATTATAGAAGTAATAATAGATGAAGCAGTAAGTGTATTAGCTGGAGATATAGAGTCTGGAAATCAGTTCTCAAGAGGTACAGAAACAGCAGAAAGAAATAACTAAATAAAATGGAAACTCCTAGATTATTAAAAAGAAATACAACTACAAGTACTCCAGAAAAAGGATATGTAGGGGGAACACTGGAACAAATTACTGCTGCATATGTATCAGAGTTAATGAATGCTGCAACAAGTTTTCACAAGTTACATCTTAAAGTAACTGGTGTAGGATCATATTCCGCACACAAAGCTCTTAATGAATTATATGATGCATTACCAGAACATGCTGATGCATTAGCAGAAGGATTTCAAGGAGCAGCAGAAGTAATTCTAAAATATAATGAAGTTGCCCCTAAAATATTAAATACTGTTGAAGATGGACTTGCATATATTAGAATGTTAGTTGACATGATAGATGGTTTACAATCTAAAATGCCTTATTCAGAAATAGTAAATGAACTTGACACAGTTAAGTCTACATTAAACTCAGCAAAATATAAATTAAAGTTTTTGAAATAATTTTGTTATATCAAAAACTTTTACTATATTATAGTATATTATATTATTAACTAAAAACAAAAAACAAAATGGCTTATTTTAATCATGCTTTCAAGAAAAGCTTCCTGGCAACAGGACCGACACAAACAGCATTCCCTGTCACATTTCCTGACAACACTACAATTAACACTACTACATCTTTAGGATATGTAACAACAGCGGGTGTACCTACTTATGGTTTAAATCAATTATCAGCAATTAGTGTTGCTACTTATGGTACAGCTACTACAGCTACTACTGATGGATATATTGGATGGTTTAGTCCATCTACTAATCTATCACTTGCTATTGGTGGTGGATCAGGTTGTTGTAATGCATATCTTGCAGGTTCTGCAATTTATTCTAGTGACAAGATTGGACCTCTAGCTGGTGGTTACCAAGAGACTAACAAGTCTAAAATGGTAAACCCTAAGTATGTATCTCGTTTTTATTCAGTAGATCCATGTACTCCACAAAATAATGTAATCCATGTAGGTTCTACATATTGGACTGCAGGTGGTGGTATCTTAACTGTTAATGCTGCTATTACTGGTGTGAATACATTATATGCAGTTTCTGCAACTGATGTTGTTGCAGCTCCTGTAACTACTACAGGTACTGGAACTGGACTTGTAGTTTCTTATGATACTACAGGTACTGGTAAAGTTACTAATGGTTCAATAGTTGTTCTTAATCCTGGAAAAGGATATGCTGTAGGTGATACAGTTACTATTCCTTATGCATCTGGTGCAGCTGGAAATGCAATTGTTACTATTTTAACAGTAACTGCAGCTCATGCTCAAGTAGGATGTGGAATTACTCCAGATTGTTGTAAAGAATATTTATGTGGTGAGACTTACTCTTTACGTTTAGATGTAAAAGGTTCTCCTGCATTAAGGTTCTTAAATCACAATGCATATTCAACACAAGATGCTTATACAGGATGTTGTCCAGCTGGTGCAATTGCTCCTACTGCAGTTGATTCAACTACAGTAATGATCTTATGGGCAAATGGTTTAACTACTAATCCAATTGTAGGTCCTTTTGTACAGATTGTTGTACAAGCTGAAGATGGATCACTTTGGTATGCTCCAGGAACATCTGCTACATTCTTAGCAGCTAATGGTGCTGATACTTGGGATAACTATGTATCTACAGGACATACAGCTAATGCTTGTGCAGGTTTAATTTTAAATGGTGCTTATGTAGATACTAAATTTGGAGATTGTACTTTCCAACTTTCTGATTTCTATGAGAAAGAGCCAGTTAAATTATATGCTTCTGAAGTAGATTATAATGGTGACCCATGTGCATTTACTACTCTTTGTGTAGTAACAGAATGTCAAGGTCTTCAAGTTCAAGGTTTAGGAGAAACTGTAGTAAGGGATTTGACTATGTCAGAATCTTACAGACAAAACTTCTTAGCAAGTGACTTTAGGATCCGTGAGATTACTCAAGGAAACCAAATCATTAGTTCAGTTGACCGTACTGCATTATACTACAGATATATGTTACAACACAATGTTCCAAGGAATTATAATCCTTCTGGTACATTTGATGCTGATCAATACATGTTAGAGATATTCTCTTTAGCACCACTTGCTACATTTAAAACTAACACACTTGCTTGGTTAAATGCTTGTACTACTGTTTGTGATACAACAGGTTATGCTTGTTCTACTGTATGTGTAGTTCCTATTGCATTCCCTGCAGTACCGGTTTATAACCCGTACAATGTAGTTTCTTGTAACTAAGAATATTTAATTACTAACTCTAAAGGGGAGAAGAGTTCTAAACTCCTTTCCCCTTTTTTTATTATAATCATTATGGCAAATCATGTATTAAGTTTAGAGGTCCCTACAGTAATGAATCCTTGTATACTTAAAATATTTGATACAAGTGTGTATACACCTCTTATTCCAATTACTTGTCCAACCTTGAATATTACTGTTCCAGGATTTG